TACCAACACTTGCGCACCGTTCTCTACCGCCATCTGGACATGTACGAATACGTGGTGCTGGCCTTCGATCAGACGATCGTCAAGCTTATCGATACGCGCGAGTACGCCTTCCGTGTGATGCGGTGCGAGGATCGCATGTCCGAACTGCGCCAACACATCAGAGAGGCGTTCGACACGCCCGCACTCGGCCACACGTACGTGATCAATGAGCTGGTGCCGACGTACGCCTTCCTCAAGGAGTGGTACGTGCAGGGCTACTTGGAAGCGTACCAAACGCGGGTGCAGTCCTTCGCCTGGGAGGCGCCGCACGTGATCGTGTTCGACCTGGACAGCACTCTGATCACCGAGGAGCGCGACGTGCGGCTGCGCGACGACGACATTCCCGACAGCCTACTGGAGCTGAAACGGATGGGCTGCGTGCTGGTGCTGTGGTCGTACGGCAACCGCGAGCACGTGACGCACTCGCTCGCCCGCACCGATCTCGCCGACTACTTCGACATCACCCTGTGCGAGGGCTCGAGCGGGCGCAGCGACGCGCCGCTCGAGCGACGCGTCGTGGTCGACGCGCGCGCCGACCTGATATTCGTCAAAAAGCCCTTCTTCAGCGACGACGCGACGCCGCGCGCTACCGACGAGGGCGGCGACGACGTCGCGAAAAACTTGCCCAAGTCGCCGCGCGTCGTGCTCTACTATCTGCGCAAGTTCGGGGTGAACTTTTTCAAAACGATCACGCTCGTCGACGACCTCGCCTCGAACGACTACTCGTACGATCGCTTCGTGCACGTGAAACGGTGCCCGGAACCTCGCCGAGACTGGAGCGGCTATCACGACGTCTTAATTAACAACATCGAAGAGCACGAGCGCCGATTCGACTCGGGCCGGCGTCGTCAGTAGACTTGCGCGAGCCCGCCGGCGATCAGCGCGTTTATTATGTCCAGTATCGAGTAGTCGATCTCGTCGAGGCTCAACGCCACCCGCTCGTCGGGCTCGTTGTTTTTGAGCGCCACAAAGTGCTCGAGCACGGTGAGGCTGTTCACGTTGGTGCACGCCGTGGAGAAGGCGCCGCTTTCGTTGACCGCCTCGATCTCCGCCTTGGAGAAGCGCACGAGCGCGAACTCGCGCGGACAGAGCGCGCTCGACGACTCCAAATAGTAGAAGAGCGCGCCGTTCGTGTTGTACAGCACTACGTTCTCGGGCCTCACGAGAAACAAACGTTCGGCGCGGTCGGGCGGGACGGTTAAATCGTAAATATCGATATACGCCCCAAATTGTAAGGTGTCCGCATGATCGCGGACGAGCTTGTCGATATTGTCGCGATAAGGGTTTATAAACGCCAAAGTCGCCAAAAAAACCATCAAACAAACAATGGCCGCCGCCGCGATAAGTGTTAACCAAATTTTTGAAAACATCTTTCAATGCACCGACCGGCGGGACGAGTGCGTCCTTGAGGATCTGGACTCGGCGGATAGTATAATTTTGAGGAATGACGTCAATCAAAACAAACGCGTGGTGAGGACTTATGAGAATTTCCAAAAGCTGCTCTACGCGCTCACGGACGCGCGCACGGCCAAATCGGCCGCGTGGGGCGGCGCGCCGGCCGCCTGTTTCGAGGGACACGACCGGTGCGTGGAGCCGCACGATTGGTGCGTTCAAGACAACTGCTTCGTGCTGATGGTGAGGCCGTTCATCGAGCGGCGCCACTACGAGCGGATCAAGAACGAGGTGGACTTTACCCAGTTTCTGCGCAGCAACCGACGCGGCCTGGGCAACGAGTGCGCGTTCGCCGGCGACTACGTGTACTGGCCCAATATATCGATCACTTACTTTGGATGGCGCCTGTTCGTAAAAATGAAGCTCGAGCTGGAGCTGAGCGACTGCGTGCCGCTGATCCATCACCGGCGGCTCGGCAACGTGAACCTGTTCGACGTGCAGCCGGATTTTTTTTTGAACATCGAAATGTCTCTGACCTGCGGCGCCCGGAAGCTGTTCGTCAACGGGCGCACTCCGTTTACGGACGCGCACGACGAGCTGTTCGAAGTCAAACAGGCCGACGGCTCGACGGGGCGGTGCCGCATCAACGACCGGCTGGTCTATTCCAACAAAAACTTTTTCAACTATCTGCGCGACGACATCAACTTGGTGGAGTGCGTCACCGCGCCCCGCTATCAGAGTCTGATCCGAGTCAACCTCAAGTCGCTGCGCCAGTTCGGCGAGGCGCACTCGGAATGCAAACTGGACAATTTCGAGGCGCTGAAGATAACCAAAAACATCACGCCCAGCAGCGAGAGTCTGGACGAGATCAAGGCGCACGTCAAATCGTGCCTCGCGGCCATCGAGAATTGCATGGTGAGCGCCCTCTCCAAGTTGGACATCGCCAACGGTCCCGTGCTTCGGGACTACTTTTGCAAGAGCGAGTTCATCAATTTCGACTATCTCGTCGTGCTGGTCTGGCGGCTGTTGGTGAAGAATCAGGAGTTTGACTTTGCCGAAGCGGACATTCGGCTGTATCTGGAGTTGCTCTGCGAGGCCCTTTTTTCGACGCCCGCCGGCCCGGCGAAAGTCGGCGCCGAGCAAAAGACGGAGAAGGCGCACGAGGCCGCCTTGAAACGATGCGAGCCGTACTGCAACCTGACGCCCAAGATATTTATGCGTTTCTGCAACCACTGGACCCTGTTCATGGAGGAGGACGCGCTGGAGTCGATCGGTTGCTATTTCGCCATACACTACGCCCTCTACTACAACAACACGAAGCGGAACCCGACCGCCTCGGAAAGGGACAAGTGGAACTACACGTTCGAGAGCGCCGTCACCTGCGGGCTCGCGCCCGAAGTGCTGGCGCGGGGCTTTTTGAAGAAGATCATCTCCGCCAACGCCTGTTTGGTGTTCAACGGCAAGCACTACACGGTGGTGAAGAAGGACGACGATCTGTTCAAGCTCACGGAGAAGCAGACCGCCATCAGCATGTCGAGCGTCAAGTTCAACAGCTGGAAGTATTTGTATTTCACCGAAGAGGGCGTCTACAACTTGGTCATCAACGACTATCACAGCCCCACGCCCTTCATTCTGGGCAACACGCTCCTCAATTCGCTGACCAAGAAAAACGAGAAGACCTACCTGCCCGAGTCGGCGCTCAACTACATGCTCGACATGGGCCGGCACGAGCGCGACATATACCAGATCTATCACGTGGCCAAAATATGCCGCGACATTCGCGCCTCCAAGACGAACGTGTCCATTTTGACGAGCGTGGACAACTGCGAGCGCTGCAAGGGCGCGGAGCAGCAACGCTTGAACGAGCTGTTTCGCGAGGTCTGGCACTACGACGACAAGGAGCTCGTCATAATGGGCTTGTTTTTGAACGAAAAGAAAATGTCCGACCTGATCGCCAACTCGCGCTGCCTCGACTGCCAAGAGAGCCACTCGCAGGACTGCGACTGCATCCGCAACATGCGCGTCGACGCGCGCGCTTTTCGGCTCGCTCTCATGTCCGAGCTGTTTTTCTCGTCGCGCGCGCTGCGCGAGCTCGTCTGGTCGCTCATATACACGTCGCGCCTCTACAGCGACGCGCTAGCGCCGAGCGCGCTCGAGCAGGGCTACTTTATGTGCGAGAGCGTGGCCAAGCACGCGGCCTTCGTGTACCAACACCGGCTCGCCATCATAGATTACTTGCACCGCCTGTTCGACAACGTCGACTTTGTCGAACAGTTGACGATGCGCATGCTGACGCCCGACGCGTTCGTAGCCTCCTTCGAAAGCCACATGGAATGCGCCGATCGCATGGACGAGCCCGTCGACGAGGAGGGGGAGGAGGACGACGACGGCCTCATGCGCGCCTTCTATCGGGACTACACAACGGTCTTGTCCTTTCTCACCAAGTGGAACATCTGGTGGGACAGGCTGGTGGTCGCGCGCCACGACGACGACCTCAACTCGTGGCTGGTGCGATTCTACATGCGCATAATCATGTCGCGCATCGACCTGCGCGACTATTCGCACGTGTTCGTGCGCAAGGTGGTCACCGGCTACCTGTACTTTCGCAACTTCACCAACCACAACTACACCAACTCGCTCGTCATGATGCACTTCGACGCCAGTCTCGCCATCCCCGGCGACTACGAGAAGCTCGCCAACTACATCATCGGCGAAGCCAACGCGGGCAAGTCGAGCAACAACGAATTGATGGAGAACATCTTCGTGGTGCACAAGCACGACGCGGACAGCTACACCCTCTCCAAGAAGGAGACCGACGAAATGGAGGCCAACAAGCTCATTTCGCAATTGTACGTCATCAACGAAATGAAGGAGTGCAGCGACTCGTTCTTCAAAAACAGCGCCGACTCGACCAAGAGCAACGCCGTCTGCCGCAAGTATCAGAGCAGCCAAAAATACGAGGCCAACTACAAGCTGCAGATAGTCAACAACAAGCCCCTGTTCATCGTTGGCTACGACAAGGCGGTGCGCAACAGGTTCGCCATCGTGTACATCGACCACGTGTACGAAGAAAACCTGCCGTTCAGCGGCAGCGTCTACTCTCACATCAAGAACAAACGCTATCCCCTGGAGAAGGGCTATTACGAGGGCCTGGTGACGCCGGTGCGGTTGTTTCTGGCGCACATTCTCATGTACCGGCGCAACCCCAAGGACGGCTACGTGCCCTATCGCGCGCTCGTCAAAAACGACCCGATCCACAATTACAACCTGACGTGCCTGGACATCCACAACAGTCCCGTGAGCGCGCTCATCTACGTGCTGCGCGCGCAGTTCGTCTTGGGCAAGCCCGCCGTCGACGAGAACAAGGTGGAGAAGATGATCGAGCTGGCCGCTCCCCATCTCGAAACGATGATCCACGAAGCCTTCAAAACCAAGCGCTACAGCGGCCAGACGCGTCTCAACCAGCTGTGCGCCGACTTCAAGAAGCGCTTCAGGAAATGCTACAAGTCGGACCAAAAAATTTTTGTCAATCTCAGCATGGCCTGGAACAAGGAGGACCTGAACCTCGTCGTCCCGGCGTTCAAGTCGTAAATAAAACACGGCCTTTAGTGAAAATTATAATAGGCGATAAAGTATTAGATGTGTTGTATAAATATTTTAAAGTATTATATAAAATGTATTATATTATTAAAGTATTATATAAAATAATAAACTGTATAATCATATAAAATATAAACTGTATAATCATATAAAATTATCGTTAATAAACTTTTTATAAAAAAAATTATGCGTTTCCATCATCGGCGGTCGACCTTTATTGCAGTCTGAAGGACTTTTCGTTTTTCACAAACAGCGTGCCGGCGTCGTTGACTTGCACGTAGTCCCACTCCTTGAGTTTGAGCTGAACGTTGGGCCCGGCGGTGTACACGACGATGGGGTAGGAGACTTCGCGCAGGTCGGGCACCGGGCTCGCGGACGCGTCGATCAGACAGTACACCATGCCCTCGCTCTCGTAGCGCACCATGTTGTTGTTCTCTTTGATCTTGTTGCACTCCAAATTTTTGAACACGATGAATGTGTTTTTGAATTGCTTGATCTCAAAGTTGGCCGTCGTTCGGTTGGCGGCGGAGCTGGTGCCGGCCGCGTCCGAGATCGTGCCGAGGAACACGCAGTTGGTGCCCACGTTGCGATTGCCCTCGTCCACGATCTCGGTGTGCGCCAGCGGGCGCTCGGCGACGCACACCTTGCTGATGCGGTTGTCGCCGTGCAGGATGCGCAACGACTTGATGCGCGGGCTGTTGAACTTGACGGAGAATTGGCCGGTGGCCGGGTCGGTCTGCACCGAGTCGCTGCTCTGGCCCACGCTCGGAGACGAGTCGTTGAGCGAGTTGAGGTTCAGTTTGTTGTTCACGCTCAAAAAGTAGAGCACCGCCAGCACGACCAGTATGAGCACCACCACGCCGATCATGTTAAATCACCTCCACCAGGGAGAATTGCGCCAAATGCTTCAGAAGCGCGTCGAGGTTGTCGAGACTGGCGCCCGCGTCGCGCGGCACCACCACCACGATTCTGCTCTGCAGCCGGAACAGCCGGAAAATGTTGGTCAGCAAATCTACGCACGACTTGAGGATGTCGTTTCCGAAGGCCGATTCGTCCACTAATTCCGCATACGTCTTATACATTAGTAGCGCGTCGATCAGAACGTGGTTCTTGCAATACACCCCGTTGCTGTGCTCCAGCAGGTCGTTGAACGTTTTTTGCATAAATAAGGCTTCTTCTTTTTTGAGAGCGGCGAAAAAGCTGAACTTGTCGCACGACTCGTCGTCGAAACACTCTATTATACTCTCGAAGTACATCACGTTGTTGTCGTCGGGCTTGTCGTTTTGGATGCCGGCCGGCAAGTCGCCCAGGTACAGGTAGATCGTGCGCTCGGCGCGCTCGTCGGCCATGATCCCGCTGACTCCTTTATTTTCCGAATATAAAAATAGTTTTTTTCTTTACGCGTTTCGCCACCTCGACAGAATGCGTTCGGTCCGATCGAAGCACCTCGGCGAAATCCTCGCCTCCGAATCGACTTACTTATACGGCATAGCGTCGTTGATAAGCTACCGAGAGGTCCAGCGCGCCGAGGCCGACCAGCTGACGCAATGGGCCAGAGACTCGGACGCGGCCCTCACCACGGAGCAGTTTCGACTGCTCTTCGAGAACAAGCTCGCGGAATTGAACCTGCGCGCTTTCCAGCCGCGCGACTACTCGTACACCTTCAAAACCATTTGGGACACGATCCACTTTTTGGCCTTGATACTCGACGACATGGCGCTGAACCGCCACCGAGATCTCGCCCACGACGCGATGACGGCCAACCTGCACGCGTTCAAGACCATGTACTACAATTTGTTTTTCAAGCTCGACTGCGCCATGTGCCGCGACCACTATCTCAACGTCAAGGGCTTCATCGTGCTCGGCGTCGAGCGCGTCGAAGTAGCGCTGCACCGAGAGCGATTCGGCGAACCCGTCGTCTGGACGGA